AGGGTCATCGCTTTGAAAGGTTTCCAACTGGGCGATCTCTTCCACTTCCAAAAGAGGGAATGTCCACACAATGCTTTGCGGTCCTCTGCCTTTGACGGTGAGATTATCCAGCCGTGTTTTACTGCGGTATTTGTTGAACACAGGCTGAGGGTCAGGCAAAGGGACGGTGAGCGCGTCCATGCTGGTGATGCCGCCAGAGGTTGTGCCAATTTTGAAATCGGATGCCATTATGCACCTCCCAAAGCGTTATTCAACCGCATGGTGAATTTATCGATCTTGCGGTTCATCATTTCATCCAAATCGCGCAGGGTGAGGCCGTTCGCCATATTGATCTGATAGCGGGTGGATTGCTGAGTGGTCATTTGCTGAACCGGCTTTGCCATGCTCTTGGCAATGACATTGGGGTCAACGGAATTTCTGAGACCCATTTTGTAGCCATCACCGCTATCAATGCCGAGCTTCATAAACTTGCGGGAAGGCGAGTGAGAATCCAATGCTTTGCGCATGGCTTCAAGAGCCGCCTGCCCTGCCTGCGCCGCCGCTGCAATAATGGCAGGGATGCCGCCGAGAATGCCGTTGGCAAGACCGCGCAGCATGTTCATGCCGATCTCGCCCCAATTGATGTTCCTGAAATAGTTGATCACCTGCGTGAGCATATTTTTGAAATAGTTCATCACCATTGCTGCGCCGCCCTTCACTGCATTGCCAAGCCATTTCCAGCCTTCGCCAAAATAGAACTTGATCAGGAACCACAATTGTTTTGCGGTGTCGGTAATGCCCATGAAGTTATTTTTGAAAGCCCAGTATAAAAATCCCAGGGTAGCAATGATCAAGAGGATGGGAAGAACAACCGATGCGATACTTATTCCAATTCCTGCAATAGCTCCATTCAAACCAAGTATTGCCGCGCCTACAGGGCCAGTGGCAATACCCATGAATTCGAGAACTTTTACTACTGTTGCGGCTGTGGCAATTAGTTTTATAAGCGTGCCGATCAGGCCAAATATTCCGCCAGAAAACGGGCTGAAACCTCCAGCCACTCTTCCAAGTACAGGGAGGATTGCACCAAGTGCGAACAACAAAGGACCAATAACAGCAACCAAAGCCAAGACAATCAAAATAGATTTTTGCACTCCAGGCGAAAGATTGTTGAATGATTCGAGCATCTTATTGAGCCACTGTACAACCTGAAGCGCAATCGGCAATAAGTGCTGACCCAGCGTTGCCAACGCATCCCTCCATTGCGCGTTCAAAATACGGGTTTGATTTGCAAGCCCATCGGAGGTTCGCGCAAAATCTCCCTGCGCATTTGTGGATTGCTCCAAAATAAGCGCATAACGCGCCTGCAACAATGCCGCCTGAGATAACTGACCGCTGGAATCAGCCAGCCCCATTTCAAATGCCTTCGCTTGCACTTGTGCCATACTCAAATTGATTCCAAGCGTCCGCAATGGTTCAACCTCGCCAACCAAACCAGAGCGCAATTTCTCAAGCACAATGGCAGGGTCAAGGTTATTGAATGACGCCAGATCAGCCGCAAGTTCGACCAGACCCTTTGACATATCCGCAGAGGCATCCTTGCCCAATCCCATAGATGTGAACAGGTTGCCAAATGTCCCAGCCGCCTCTAACGCTTGTTGTTTACTTTGACCAAATGCCAGCGCTGAGTTTTCGCCCCACTCCAATACATCTTCGGACATATCACCAAACACGACCTTGACCTTATTGCGGGTTTCTTCGAGGTCACTTGCATATTTGATCGAGGCAGCCCCAGCCGCAAGAATCGGCAGGGTAAAACTGGTCGTCATGATCTTGCCTATGGATTGCAGAGTGGCGCCAAGTTGTTTCGCTTTTTGTTCAAGCGAACCAAGGCTTTTATTTGCGCCATCAACCCCAGACTTTACCCCGCTGGAATCAATGCTTACCTTTCCATATGCACTACCTAATTGGATCGCCATACCTCTTACCAAATGCCGTTCTCTGGAATCTTCATTTTTCTGAGCACGCCTTTTGCTACTGGCGCATATTGTTTGCCGCTTGCCGCACTTTGGAATGGATTCTTGCCTTCGCTCAACCCCTTCTCAAACCTGCGGCCAATCACCAGGCAGGCTTCATCAAGTGCCCAAGCCGCAATATCAGTCTCCAGGTTGAGAAACTGACTCGGCCTCTGCCCGTAGGCTGTCGCCATGTTGTACAAACGCCAAAGGTTGATCTTGTTTTTCACGAAAGGATTTGAGCTGCGGCACCTCCCGAGTAATCCAATTCATGATTTCCATCTTGTCTGAGTTACTCAGCTCCGCAAGGGTGATATGTTCATCGTCGGCAACCTCACCAAGCTTTGGTTCGACAAGCGCAGCGACAACGATGGCATCCAACATCACCTTGAATTCCGCCGCATTTTCCTTGATCATTCCCAGACCGATCTTCTTCAAATCTATTTCCGTATTACCAGCCGCGAGCGCTTCTTCCCCAATTTCAAGTATTGATTGCGGAAGTTGACCCGTAAAAATAAGGTCGGTCAAATCACAATCACGCAATGTCACAGGCAGTCCGCTGGGTAGTTCCATATCATGCAAACGCGATGCCCGCCATTCAGCAAGGTTCTTGCGTTTTGCATTCTGTGATTGTTGAATGTTTTTCATAAATACCTTTCATCTCTTGTTCTCTCACCTCTTGATCTTCCCCAAATACGGCTTCGCCGATATTTGGGGAAGATGTCCGCAGGACAGAGGTGGGGGTCAATTACGCGGTTTCGAAATCGATCACAGTGGTCGCAAGGGCCTGGCTGTAAATATCGGTTACGCCAGCAACAACCACCAGGTGATCGGTGGCCGCGCCCAGGCTCGAAGTCGGGTTGATCGTCACGACCTTGCGGTTGGCAGAGATCGTGGTGGTGCCAGCCACAGGCACACCTGCCGCCGTGGTGAGGGCAATGCCAGCTTCCGCGCCAGCTTTCAGCGCATTGCTGAAGGTCAGCACGATGTCCGAAGTCACTACCACGCCAGTGGCAGCGTCAGCGGGCACGCTGGAGAGGGTGAACGCAGGCGGAGTGCCAGCGGCATCAGGCAGAGCGGCAGCGGTTTCATTGGCAACCATGTCGTAAGCCTTGCCATCCACTTTCACGCCAGCAAATTCCGCCTCCAGCATGAAGAACTCTCCGCGCTTGAACGAGCCCTTCGGACTGCCTGTGAGTTTCACCTTAAGCAATTTCACATGCACGTCATCGCCATCATCGCCCAAGCTCTTGCCATAGACCTTGAAATACGGGAAGGTGGCCGAATCGCCTTCGAGCGTTCCGACCTGATTGGGCGTGGAGCCTGTCAATGCATAGGTATGCCCTGTCATCAACGCATACGCATTCAGCGGAATGCCGCCCGCCTTGAACTTGCCCTTGATGCCCAGCGGCTGGGTCACGAGTCCCTGCAATTCATCATTGCCGAAAAACTCGCCGCTCACCACGGTCTCTTCGAATTCCAATTCGAGAGCCGCAGGCAGATCGATTGCCACGGTGTCTGCATTGTTCACCAGCTTGATCTGCTTCAATCCAAACGGTTTATTGTCTTGTCCTGTCGTCATTCTTACTCCTTTTTATAATTTGCGAATCGCTGAAAATCTCAACGAGCCCAGCGGACAATCCAACGCCTGGTCTCGAAGTTGATACACTGCGCCAACGTACTCAATATTCCAAACATTGCTGCCGATCTGCGTATCGTTTATATCGGTGAAGATCAGCCCCATCGCAGGCTCGATCACGTCATACCCTGAACGTTGATAAACATAGATGACGAAGGTCGTGCGCACGCCTCTCACATACGGGCCAGTGGGCACCTCGTTCGGCAGCTTGATCAGCGCACACGGCTTGATCTCCTTCGTCGTCGCATCGAACGCCGCCGCCGTCTTCTGCAGGCTGATCTCCTCCACATCGTTGTAGATTCCGCCAGTCAGCAACGCCATCAACGCCGCATCAGCGGTCAAGGCCGTTTTGAGATCGTCGCTTAAGCTCATTTCATCACCTCCATAATTCCAGCAATGATCAAAGCCCAAAGCAAAATGCTGATCGGCAGCGCAACCATAATGGCTCGTCGCAATTTCATAAACTCAACTCCTCACCGAACAGCCACACCGCGAGGTTGACCGCCGCAGGCATCAGACTTGTGGAAAGGTCAATGCCCAGGTCGGCGGCATACGCATCCATTTCAGGCCAGGACTGTTCCTGTTTCAACCAGCCGTTCAACTGCGAGGTGAAATCCTTTTCACTCATCAGCACCGCGGTCTTGTAGCATAGGCAATTCGGGTGCAGGGGCAGCTCGATCTCACCCACCGAGTAAATCCCTTTGCCGTCACGCCCGCCCTGAGCTGTATCATCACAAATATCGGTTTCGGGGTGCGCGGCGCTTAAGTGGATCTGTTCTTCCTGTACCCAGGGCTGTTTCGCCATCATGCGGTCGGTGGCGAGGCTGTGAATTTTTTGGATCTCCGTGCGCGCCAGGCGCAGTGCGTTATACGATACGCCGCTGCCATTGCAGGCATCGCCGCGCAAGAGCCCAGTTGTGTCGCCTGCGGCAATATCGCCTTTCGAACGTCCATATAACCGTGTGCTGGTCCAGCGCGGACAAT